AGGGAAGGACGAGACAGAAGAATCAGGACCGGTTTCTAAAACTGCCTCGATAGTTGCCAATGTTGCTGGTTCGTTATCTAAGGCACCAGTGATAGGCCAATATGCACTTGCAACGCAGATGGCAGCAGGAGGTTTAGCCACGGCCGCGAGGGCATTTGGTTTTTCCAGACCTAAGATGATAGATCCACCTGAAACAAGGCGAATTTGGCAAACGGGAGATTTGGCCACAACAGACCAGAAGGATACTTGTATGCCACTATCCTTGACGGCAAAAACAAGAGGTGACCGTTGACCCTCGTACAGTAGGATTAAATTCTGAGGATGAGTTGGATTTCAAACATCTCTGTAAAACACAGTCTTATCTAACAAAATTTAACTGGAGTTTAACAGCATCCAATAGAGATCCTCTTTTCTCCGTACGAGTGAATCCTATGATGTATAATATATCGTCTCATGTGTTTCCCGCTTCATCTCCTAGTTACAATTTAACTCCAACTGCGTTTTGTGCTCAACCCTTTAGCTATTGGCGTGGTTCAATGACATATCGATTCCAAATTGCGGCAAGTGCTTTCCACAAGGGGAGACTGCTTGTTGTTTGGGATCCTATGAATTCGACAACGAATCCGGAGATGAATACAGTCTATAATAAGATCCTGGATATTTCAGAAGATCGGGATTTCACTATTACTGTAGGTTGGGGATCCAATTTGGCAGGCTTGCTGGTGGAAAAATCTATTATTGAGGGAGCGGATGTCCCTTTCAAGATATCATCAACGGAGACCAAAAGAACTAGCTATGATAATGGTATCCTAACTGTCTACGTGCTTAATAATCTTGTCACGTCCGGCACCTCAACTGATCCTGTTCAAGTCATCGTTTCCACATGTTCTGATGATATGGAGTTCTGGGGTCCAAATGCTGATGTGGTTCCCCGTACTACGTACACACCACAGAGTGGTGAGCTTGAAGAAAGTCCTGATGATGCACCAGATGATTCCCCTACTAATGAAGATGTGGGTGGGGATCACGAAGATTCAATTTTCCGAGTTCTCGCAGGTGATAGAATCTCATCTTTTAGACCACTACTCAAGAGGTATCAATTACTTAGGGTGATTTCTGGCTATGAGAATGGTGGGGTGTCTGGCGATTTCTACCGTGTCTATTGGAATACTAAGTTGGATGGTCGAATTCAGATCACTGCTGGTGATGTTCGACCTACCCCACTATTGGATTACTGTAGATATGCGTTTTCCGGACAACGTGGAAGTTACCGATACAAGTTTCTACCATATTATTTTTCAAGAGATGCA